CGAGGCCGCCATACCCCTTGATGTCCATCTTCGGCACTGTCGCGTGCGAGCCGACGGCCTGCAGACTATTCACGTTGCCGACCTGGCGCGACACCGTGAGCAGGTTGTCGACGTCGCTGCCCAGTCTGGTGCCAGGCGGGAATAGTATGGCGCGTGCGCTGTCCGGCATGGCGTCCAGTGCGCTGGCGATCTTCGCCGGTGACCCGCCGGAATCGTTGACGATCTTGCCGAGCACGCCGCCGCCTAACACACGACGTTCGGCCGCGCCCAGGCCGCCGATCACGGCATTGAGCGCGTTGATGTCGGTACCGGAGCCTTTGGTCGTGGCCGCGTTGTGAACCAGGTTGATCACCGCCTCGGGGCGATCCTTCATGACATCGCCGAGCGCCCGCTGGCCGTCGGATATCGCCTTCTGCTGCGCCACGTTGGCGTCGAATGCCGACAGCGCGCCAGGCGAACCCTGCTGCTGCATGATGCTGCGCTGGTCGCCGCGCAGTGCTGCGTAGATTGTGCCGAGGCGGGCGTCGTCGACCTCGCGCGGCAGGATTGGCGACTGCCCCAGGCGTTGGCCCAGGTCGGTGGCGTGGTGCGCTGATTCCTGCCAGGTTGAGCCGCCGGCTTGACCCCACGGCCCCTGCGTCTGTGCGGTCGGAGGCGGCCGATTGCTGAACCTGAGTTGATCACCAAGGCCAGCTTCGGCCTGGGTTGGGCTCTTACCCATGCCGACCCGCTCGCGGACCATTGCGTCTGTCGTGCTCCGCATACCCGGGAAGTCAAAGCGCGGCGCCTGCCCAGATGGCCCCGACGATTGCGGGAGTAGGTTGGTGATCTGATCGCTGAGCCGGCCCTTTTCGGCCTGGGCCGCATCGATCGAGCCTTGTAGCGCCGGGTTCACGGTCGACCCGGCCGCATAGGGCGCTAATCCGACTTCGGTTGACCCGGCGGCGCGGTTGGCAAGGTCGGCTGCTTTGGTTTCGGTGGCGGTGTTGGCGCCGGTCCAGGCCTTGTTGAGCGGTGAGCTGAGATTGTGCTGGGCATAGATCCGGCCGGCTTGCTGCACGGCTGGGCTCTCGGCCTGGGCGAAGAACGGCAGCTTGATGCCGAGCGCCTCGGCGGCGCGGGCGATCGCCGGAATTGCCTGCGTATATGGACCCAAGCTGCGGACCAGCGTGTTGGCGGCTAACGAGAACGGCAGCGTCATGCCGGCATCTTGCTCGGCGCCCTTGGCGACCGCGCCGGTATCGCGAAGATCCGGCGCCTGGCTGGCGCCACGGACTGCCGAGGCCGCGGTGTCGATCCCGACGTTGCCGAGTAGCGAGCCAATGCCGAGGCCGCGCAGCGCGGTGAGCGGCGCGGTGGCGACAGCACCGACGGTGTTGAGTATCGGCGTCTCGGCCGGGTGCTCTGCCAGGTTGCGGCGGTTGCGCGCCTGCTGCAGGGCCAGCGCCTCATCGTAGGGTCGGCCGCCATAGGATTCCGGCAGCTTGGAGCTGACGTAGGCGTTGGCGCGATCGGGCCAGTTGCCGGCCGGAGTGCCCTGAACAATACTGCGGGTGATATCGCCGAGCTTACGCAGTGGCCCACCTTGGGCGTTCTGCTGCTGCTCCTGGATGTCGGCCCACTTGTTCAGACCGGCGGTGCGATCGGCTTCCGGCAGCGGTGCCAGCGAACTGCGGACGTCTGCGACCGGCGCCTGGTAGTTGATGTCCGGCGGCCCAAACGGCTTGATGCCAGTCTCGCTGCTGTAGGTTGGCGGCGACGGGGCGCCAGGCGTACCGGGCGCCGGCGGCATGGCGTCGAGCAGCTGTTTGGCGGTGACATATTCCTGCGAACCCGGGGTGGCCTTCCCCAGGTAGTTGGTCAGTTCTTCGCGCGACAACGGAGGCTGCTCGGCCATTTACAGTCCTCCTGTTTCTGCACCGCCACCGCTGCCCCGGATCGTGTTCATGAGCGATTGCACCGCGGCTGGGTTCGGTACGTTGGCACCTGTAGCACCCGGAGCACCCGGCGCCTTTGGCGCGACCGCCGGCAATTGGGTTGCCGGGATGTCGGCGGTTTTGGCTTCCCTGGCCCTGATCTGCATCATGCTGGCCAGGCGGGCCATCTCAGGGTCTTTGTTCGCATTAGCCTTGGCAATCAAGGTGGCGGTGGCCTGGTTGGCGGTGGCGTTGCCGCCGGTCGCTTCTTGCCATTCCCGCATGCGGTTGAGCTTCTGCGCGACCAGCTGCTGACTGTCGCCGGTCATCGGGATGAACATGTACATGTAGTCTTTGTATTCTTCGGTTCGGATCGCGGCGCCCGAGGCCAGCCGCAGCACCGGCTCGATCCAGGCTTTGGCCGCGGCGTAATATTCCTGCGCTTTGGGGTCGACCGCGTTCATCAGCTGTCTGCTGATGAGCCCATCGGGGTGGTTCTCGGCGATCAGCGCCGCCTTCCAGTCCGGCAGGTAGGCATCCTTCGGCAGCATCCCCGACGGCGGTATTGGCTGGCCGTTGAAGATCATCGACACGATGTGCTGGCGCTCGGTGTCGGCGCGCTGAACCGCAAAGCCCAGATGATTCTGGTACTGACTGGCCGGCTGATTGACGAGGATGTTCGGCTGCGGGCCGGTGGCCGGCCGCATCCCCGGCAGGGTCGGGGTCGCCTGCTGCACCACGGCGCCCGCAGTCGACGGATCAGCGCCCGGCACCGCGGCCGCCGCCTGCGGCTGTTTGAATTCCGGCAGCGTATTGTAGATGTGCCGCAGGATCGGCTGCATTTCTGGCGGTGCTTCCCTCTCGACGTAGTTGCGGAATTCCGTGGTGTTGCCGACGGCGTCGGGCATCAGCTTATTGATCTCCGGGTACTGCTGGCGGATCGCGATCGATATGTTACGGGTGTCTGCTGGATTGGGCGGCTTGCCAGCGAGGACGGCATTGTTGGCGTCCGTGATCGCCGCCATTCGAGTGCCTTCGTTCTCGAATATCGAGTGCGGCTTAGCCCCGACATTTACGTTACTGGCCTGCACAGGGACGGTGCCTTGTGGCGCGATGTCTTTCATGAGCCGGCCTTGCATGTCGTGGACACCGCCATCCGGGGACATGCCGAGGACCATTTGGGTCTTGCCGTCCGGTGACACGGCGACGTAGGGCTCGCCCTTGAGTGGCGTGACCGTGCCGGTGGTGATGCCGGACAGCCGCTGCATCTCGGCCGGATCGGTCGGGGCGCCACCCAGGCCGATAGAAGCCCTGGAATAGATGCCGGGAACGCCGCCTGGATTCTTGTAGGCTTCCGCCTTGGCGATACCCTGAAACATCGGCAGCTCGCGCTTGTACCGTTCGGCCACCTTCGGGTCGATGTACTGCTCGGTCGACGCATATGATGGCAGCACCATCTGGTCGCCGAGCTTCACGGCATTGGGGTCGACCGGATCGGCCGGATTAACCGGCCCTTGCGGTTGAAACTGAACATCGCGCGTGCTCAACGGCGGCCCGACGCCGGCTAAGGCAGCAGCTGTAGCGTTGCCGGCGGCGGTGTTGGCGTCGAATTCCGCCTGGTCGCGCTTCTGCTTGGCGCGCAGCGCCAGGATTTCCTCGACCGTATGGGTGTTGCTCAACGCCTTGCCGGGCGCGGCGGCGATGTCGGAGACGATGCCGGTTAACGCATTACCCAGCGAAGGATCTTGCTGGAACCGCAGGAAATCCGAGGCCATCAGGCGCTCCCCATGCTCGATGCCAGCGTGTTGCCGAGCCGCTGGCCTGTGAACTGGGCGCCGGCGGTCGCCAGGCCGCCAGCCGAACCGCCACTGTACTGCGCGATGTGAATGGGTTCGACCGCCTTGGCGATATTGTAGGCCGACAGGTCGCCGGCGCGTTCGTTGCCGGCCAGGCGGATGTCCTGCCCTGCAGCATTGAAGATGGTGTTGGCGCGGTTGGTCAGACCGTACTGCGAGCCGCCGTAGGACTGCACGTTGGCGAGCGCGGCAATGCGCTTGCGGGCCTCGACCGCGGCCTGCTGGATGCTGCCCTGGATCTGGGTCTGCATCTCCTGCGAGCCGCCCTGCTGGCCCGAAAACATCGCGCTGGCGAGCGCATTCGGATCACCAGCCGCCTGCTTGGCAATGTCTTCCGGCGTCAACGATGTCGTCAGCCGGTCGGCTTCCTTGCCTTGCGCTATCGTTTGGTTGGCGGCGCTGAGCTCATCAAGCGAGCCATGCCGCGCCGCCTCGGCGTTCTGGCGCAGGCTCTCGTCGCGGGCCTGGAAGTCCTGCGACTGCTTGCGCTGGTAGGCGACCCATTGATCATTGGCAGACTGCTGCTGGCTCGCCATGTCGGCTTGCTGCTGCATGTTGTACATCTGCATGCCGATCGAGAAGCCTAAGCCAATGATCGAGATCGGGTCGCACATAAGCTTAACCCTGCGTCGTAGTTATGTTGCCCTGGCCGCGGCCGCTGGCGGCAGCGAGCTGACGGTTGGCTTCAGACTGCCCATACGTTGGTGCGATCGCCGAGCCCAGGCCGATCGCGATCGGCTTGAACATATCACCTAACGCGCTGACGTTCGGCTGTTGCAGCTGGGCATTGGCGGCCGAGTTAGCGGCCGTGTTGGCAGCGACGGTCGGGTCTTCGGTGGCGTACAGCTGGTTGTAGGCTTGCTGCTGTTGGGCGGCGATGCTCTGTCGCAACGCCGCTGTATCAGTGTCGGCCTTGGCGCGGAGCCCTGCTTCATTGACGCCCTGCTGCTGGGTCAGCTTGTTCTGCACGAAGCCGGCAGCGCCTGATCGCAGCAGACCAGCTCGAGCCAGGTCATTCTCGGCGTTACGTTTCGCTTCGGTGTACTGGGTACTCAGCTGCGGCAGCGTGTAGTCCAGCTCGGCGTTCTTATACTTGTCGTAGAACGGATCGCCGAAGTTGTCGTTACCAAAGATGTTATCGATCGCGGTCTTGCCCTGGTTGAGCCGGGCCTGGCGCGCGTTCTCCTTGTCCCTGGCTTCCTGCGCCTGCTGCATCTGCAGCTGCACGGCTTGGTTATTTGATGGTCCGCTTTTGCCACCCATGTCACACCTGTGTGTTTGTTGTATTGGGATCTTTTGCGTAATCTTCCCAGAACTTCGGCGGCGTCAGTACAGCCTTCTTGGCGACGTCTCCGGTGGTGTCTTTGGTGGTTTCGGTGCCGGACACGCCTTCGGCCGGTGCGGTAACACTGGTTACGGTATCCTGCGGCTTCGCGGTCGCGGCCGCGGCGGCTTTCTTGACGTCGATGTTCGACTGGATCTTGGACATGTCGACCGGCGCCGTGTTGGCGAGCGTCTTGGTCGCTTCCTCCAGCGTGGAATTGCCCGACTTGTCGACGGGTTGCTGGTAGTAGTTGCCGCCGCCGCCGCCCTTGCCGCCCATGTCACACCTGCCCGGTTAGGTTGGTGGGATCCGCAACGGATTGCGCCAGCAAGTCGCCGGTTGTTTTCGTGGGATCCTTTGTCACTTCCACCTGGCTTATCGCCTCGCCTGGCGAGATCGGCGTAATGTCAGGCGGCGGTGCCGCCGGTGGCGGCACGTCTGGTGGTGGCGGTGGCGGCGGTGGCGGCGGTGGCGGCGGCGCTTCAGGTGCAGCTGGCAGTGGCACGTCAGGCGCCGGCGGCGGTGGGGCGGTTTCCGTCTGCATCTGCTGATTGCTTCTGCCTTTGCCGCCCATGTCACACCTGTCCGTTGACTGTCATATCAGAGTTTCTTTCTGAAGATCATGCCGACCGGCTCGGCGCCGAAGTGCCGGCCGATCATGTTCATGAGGGAGTTCTGCTCCTTCATCCCCGAGCAGATGGGAAAATTCATCACCTTGCAGCCATCGGCGCGGGCCAGCGTGATGACGGTTTCGATCAACCTGCGCCCAAGGTCAGTGCGGCGATACTTTGGTATAGTGTAAGTCTCGTCCATCACCGCCATTGGTTCAGAGAACACACCGAACACATGGTAGGAACAGACACCCACCATTTCCTCGCCGTCCATCGCCAGGACGTACATGGCGAACTGAGTGCCGATCGCGGCTTGCAGGTACACCCTGGTCCGCTCCTGGTGATACTTCAGGAACTCCGACCACTTCGACAGCTCGAAGAAATGCCCGAGGAATTCGGCGACCATCGCCGCATCCTTGGACTCGCCCATGCGGATATTAATGTGCGGGGTACGCACAGTCCGCTTGGGCTTCTTGAGTTCGGTGACTGCCATATTCATCAGATAGCCATCGGTAAGAGACAAAGTCTTCGCCGTAAGTGCCATAGCCGGTCAGCGTGCCTTCGGCCTTGGCACCAATCAAACTCATGAAACGTCTGACATCGTCGCGCTTACGCATTGCCACCGCCTCGACGCGGTGGATATTCAGGTCGACTAATAGTGGCAGGACAAATCCGCGGATCTGCTTGACCATTGGTAGCACGGCGCGGCCCCAGTCGTCAGTGCCGAAGGCGAATCCGGCACCGACGCCCTGGCGCTTCTGCACCAGGCCCCACACTGCGATTGGACCGCAGTCAAAGCCCCAGGCGCAAAAAGCAAACAGCTTGTGTCGCATGATCTGCACGGCGAGCTTGCCGATGTCGGTGCCGGCCGCGGTCATCTCTTCGACATCGGCCGCACGCAGGCCTTGCAGCACATGATCGATCATGCCCCGGTCGGCGACCGCGATGTTGATCATCCGGTCTCACCTCCCTGGTAGTGGACGATCAGGTTGGACAGCACCTGCGGGCCGATGTCCTGCGAGCGCAGCCGCAGCGACATGTGAGTGGTGTGGCCGTACAGCTGGATCTTGCCTTGCGGGAACGACGGGCCGTCGAAGATGCCGATGAAGTCCTCGACCGTGGAATCCTGAACATTGAACGCGGCCGATACTTGCCAGGGTACGCCGGAGCAGGTGGCATCGAGCGCGGCAAAGGACTTGAAGGTGGCGACACCCTCGCCGGCGTGGAATGGGAAGATCAGCTCGACCGGGCAATTATCATAAGTCGGACCGATGTCGGAGATGCCGCCGTAGGCGTAGACCTGATTCTTGTCGTCGCGAACCACCACACGGTTCTTGTATATGCAGGCCGCGGTGATGACGAAGCCGGCGTCGTACTCACTCCAAGCCGTGATCTTCGGGCCGGGGAAGGCCGATAGAACGTATATTTTAGATGTCAGCGGCGCGTCAGGTGTGGCTTTGGATCCGGCCATGATGATCCAGAATCTTCCGGTGACCGGCTGCAGCAGCGCGATGGTGCCGCTCATCCAGTCCTGGCCCATGCTGCGGAACAGATCCTGCAGCAGCGGATCCAGCGGCGAGCCGATGTCGGACACCGCCGCGGCTAGTGAAGAGTTTCTAGCGCGGAGCGATCTGACGCCGGACTGCGACAGGTACATCACGTCGCCGGAGCCATACTGCATCACGCTGCGCCAGGCCGTGGTGCCGGCCTGACGCAGGGTCTGGACGTACTGGTTCTTGGTGAAGTCCGGGTCCATGATCCACAGCTGCACCGCGGTCGATGAGAAGATCGCCAGCTTGTCGTAGTACACCTCCAGCGCCACGCTGTCGGACATGTCGCTGTCGCCCAACGAGAGGTCGATGTAGTTGGTGTATTTCGACGGGTCGTTCGGGTTCAAGCCAGACCAGTCACCCGCATTGCCGTTGGCGGAAAAATACAAGATGGAGTTTTCCACCGTGTACATCTTGTTCTTGTAGGTCCGGCAATAGAAGCCGCGCGCCCACGGCTGGTCGACGCCGTCGTAGTAGCGGCCGACCGTGCCGGCAGCGTCCTTCCACAACAGGGTGAAGACCTTGTTGTCGAACAGGTCGTAGTCGATGATTTCAAAGATGGTTGGCGTGGCTTGTCCAAGGACACCAACCGACCAGGTGCCGGACGGCGGCTCGACGGTGTAGGGGCCGTTCGGGCCGAAGGCGTAGAGCTTCTGGTTAACTTCGACGATGCCTTTGCTCAATGGATCGCACGCCCAGAATGGCACGAAAGCCATCCGCTTCTCGATCTCACCACCAGGCGTGACGTGGCAGTTGGTCATCGCCCGCAGCGTTCCGGCCGGCGCGGTCAGTTCGGATCGTCGAAGGTCAAGTCCAGCAGCAAAATCAGTAATTGTGAAAGTAGGGCATGGCCCGGTCCTCCCTAGGTTACGGAAGTCCAGGTTCTGCCGGCTCTCACGGCATCAACAAATCCGGGTATGGGCTTCCACAATTCCATCATCAGCTCGGGATGTAGTCGATGTAGGGGATACGCCGATAAGACTTGTCGGGGTCGATGCCGCCGCGGTGGTTGCCACCCATGTTGTAATTGACGCGCTTGTCGGCGCCCTGGTCGGCGAGAATACGCCGCAGGTAATTCTGCGCCTTGGTCAGCTTCATTGGCGCCGCTTCACTCTTCTGCGTAGCCAAGATCTCGGCGGCGGCGAACAGCACGATCGCCTCGGAATCCAGAATGCAAGTGTCGGTCGGCGCGACCAGCGGGGATAACGGCGCTTGGCCTTCGAATCGCAGCACATAGCCAACCTTCGGTATTGCGCCGGTGTCCGGCGGCGGTGTCGGCAACAGTTGGAATTGCCCGACTGGATTGGTGATCGGCGTAGGGCCGGTGGTATTGATCGATGCCACATTGCCCCAGCGCATCGGCTTGCCGACCCTGGCCGGGCCGAGGTGCAGCATGAATGGCTTGATGCCGTAGGCCAACGGCTCCCAGGCCCCTGCCGAATTTATCTGATCGGGAATGACGGTATCGTAGGTTGCTAAGGTCACATAGACGCGCGTGATCTGGTCGAACGCCATTTGCACAGGGTAGCTGTACAGCGACTGGCCGCCGGTCAGCGGCACGTCGGTCCAGATCTTCAGGTGCTGCCAGTTATAGGCGTCCCACAGCTCGCGCTGCTGCCTCGCCAAAATCAGGTCAAGCGTGTCCTGCGCCTGTACACCCTGTTGGGGGTTGAGCGACGTGCCGGTTTCAGAACGCAGCAGCCGGCGCAGTTCCAGCAGCGTGACACTGAGTGGCACTAACCTGCGTCCTTATGCTCCGGCGGCGGTGGTGTTCGGCGACCGCGTGGTGAAGGCCTAAAGATCGGCTCCAGGTTGGGCTCGGAGCTAGCTTCCACATCCTCGTCATCGCTGCCTGGCGGCGCCACCACGACAGATGGCGTACCCCCGTCGTAGCGTGGCAGGTTCACATCTTCGGTCATCATGTAGTCCATGCGGAACGCCCGCCCCGGGAAACACGCTTCGACAACCTTGCGACCGTAGATGCTGGCAAGTCGGTTCTTCTCTTCGGTCGGCCACACCTCGCCGATGCCGCACGGCATGACGTCCATGACATTCTCGTCGCCGTGGACCGCCTGCAACACTTGCACTTCCGGCCAGGTCACCGGATTGAATTCGTTGTAGATCACGGTGTGGCAATTCTGGCCGGCCAGGTTGATCTTGCAGGTGCAGTACTGAATCTGTTTGCTCATGACTTCTTGTCCGCCGTCGCTGCTTTGACCGCCCACATCGCGGCCTCTTCGTATGCGGTCTGCGCCAGCGCGGCGAGCCGCGCATCGTGCGGTTTCAGATCCTCGCAGATGTCGATCAGATCCGCGGTGTACCGCTTGATCTTGTCGACCAAATTGTCCTGCGACGGGTTGAAACTCTCGCGAACACGGAAGGCACCGATGCTGCCTTGTTTGGCTTGTTGGGTCTGCTCAGCCATTTAACCTCCTGTTGAAGCCGAGGTGAGGGCGGCCAATCTTGCAGGAAAAACCACCGCCACCCCGGCCGTTTCGATCAGGCAATATCCATCACGACAGCGCCGTTAAGACGCCGCGCACAGAGTTGTCCGGTCGAAGTGATCGAGCGGTAGATGACGTACTTGTCGGGTGCCCGCTCGGGTGAATGCTGGTGCCGCCACTCGTCCTGCATGGCAACCAGGTAGATGTCTCGCGAGTCATACCAATAGCAACGCTTGCTCTTGCCGAGCTGATCGAGCGTCGGGTCATACTCGAAGTCGGTTCCCATGTAGGAGATCTGACCGACCGAGATGTCTTTGCCGCCGGAGAAGCCCTGCATCGAGTAGTTGCCGTTGGCACGCAGCTCTGTCTCCAGGGCGGTGAGCCAGTCGGATCCACAGAACCCAGTGTTCGGCTTGGCGCCGTACCGGGTCAGCTGCCGATACTCCTTCTGGAGCAAGGTGATCAACGCACCGCCGTTGGCCGCGGCCGAGGTGATCGGTCCGCCACCCCATGCCGACAGCGCCGGTGTGGCTGTCACAGCTGCACCCATTGCGGTCGTGTAGGCGCGGTTTCTCCACCACGGCTTCTGGCCGCGGTTGATGCCGGCGACAATGCCGGTGGTCGGATCGTCGGTGATAAGTGCCGCCATGCCGGCGAGGGCCTTGGCGTCCGTGGCACCGTTGGTCCACAGCAGGTTGTTCATGCCGCGGGCATACTGCTCGGAGACGTCTTGCAAGGCGTCCTGCAGCAGGCCGACCAGGACGGTATCGTCACGGCCGGAATGCTCGGAGGTGTCCTCCTCCATGCCAGGGCCATCGGTAACGCTGATGCCATCGGACTTCAGTTCCGAGTGCGTCATCATGATGCCGATGTGGTGTTCCTTCCAGGGGAAGATCGCCTGGGTCAGGTTGGCCGGCGTGTAGTAGGTCACGCTGTCGGCCAGCTCATAGCCTTTGAGCTGATCATCGGTGCCGGGCGCGGCCGTGTTGCCGTAATCTCCCTTGACGCTAATGACAATATTGCCCTTGCCGCCCGGGAACGATTTCTTCTTGGACTCCATCGCCGCGAGCAGCGGCTTCTCCTGGATCGCCTCCTGGAAGGCGGTCCCTTTGTTCATCCACCAATCGAGAGCAGCAGTGGTGATATGCGCGAGTAGTGGCGCGGTATAAACAGGCATAGCAGCGGCCCCTTAAATTAGAGGCGCGGCGCTCCTTCGCGAGCAAATCGGACTGCTTCCAGCAGTGTCTTTGCCTCGGGCGCAACGCCTGCGGTTCGACCTGTGCTGCTCGGAACTCTCGATGTCGGACGCCGCTGGGGTGCGACCCAGCCGCGGTACTGCTCGTTGACGCGGCGATACGCCTCTTCGGCGATCTGAATGCCGTGCTCGGGCGACTGCGGCGAGCCTTGCTCACGCACCACAGCCCACATCGTGTTCTGAACGGCGGCTTTTTTGTCTGCGTACCGCGGGTCCGATATCTCTTTGTGAGCTTCCCAGTTGTTGACGGCGTTAGCGACCTTGTTAGCCAGAATTTCCTTTGCCGACGCCTGCTGCTGCTGTTGCAACGTGGCCTGACTACGGACCGCGTTGGTCTGAGCCATAGCCTTGTCCATGCGCTCTCGCGAGTACATGGCAGCAGCCTGTGTCGTCATGTGACCCTGATTGACCTGCTGCTGCAGATCCGGGGGCAATGAAATGCCGAGGTACTCTTCGCAGAGTTTCATGTACGGGCTTACGCCCGCATGAAACCTCGCGAAATCACCGCGGCGCATCGCCGCCATCATGTCCATGCCAAAGACGAAATCATCCTGACCGATGTCATGCTCGCGCATGTACCCGGTTACCTTGGCCGCCATGATAGCGTCCGGCTCGAGCCGCTTAAGCCGCTGTAACTCGCCCGCGAGCTTCGTGCGTTGCGCGTTGAGCTTCTTGATGCGGCGCTGTGCCGTTTTGGAAAGCTTGGCTATTTCTTCAGGTGTCGCTTCTTCCGGCAACTCCGGTTCAGGATCGGACTTGCGTGCAACGCGGGTTGGCGAATCCCCAGTGTCGTTGGCGTCTATGTAATCGCCGCGAAGATCTCCGCGGTTGGATACATCAAGTAGACTGCCACCGGCATCGCCGTCGGTACCTGGCGAAGGTACATTGTCGATCGACTCTACCGCGGTGGGTAGCTTGTCGTTCCCTGCCATACTGAATTCTCCCGGTGCCAATCGGCACCTCTGATCGATACTTACGTCAAATCAAGATCTTTGTCACGGCAGCCCCGGCATCTTGACCTGTGACGGCATCGGATGCGGTCGACCCGGCGGTGCGCCATCCAGTGTGGTCTGGGCATCCGGCGCGCTCGGTGGCGGACCTGCTGAGCCGCCACCAGGCGCGTTGACGGCTCCCTGTGGACCCATCGAAGCTCCCGGTCCGGCGCCGGCCCCTGGCGCGGTCGGTCCGGCGGGACCGGCGCCGGCGCCCGACATCGCTCCGTTCATGGCCACGATCGACGGAAGCGCGGACTTGAAAGCCTCGGTGAGGTCGAGGCGATCGTCCAATCGGCGCAGCGTCTCCTTGGCGAGGAATTCCGGGTCGATGCCGGGCAGCTGGATGAGCAGCGGCATCAGCCGCTGGGCGTTAGAGATCTCTTGCGCCTGGTTCGGCCGGCCCATCGAACCGGCTTCGATCTCCAGCAGGATCTCGTTGGCGATGTCCTGGGCGACCGGCTCGGCGGGCCACACTGCGCCAGGCCCGACGATCTTCTTAACCCGCTCCTGGCTCATTTCACGCAGTAGGATCTGCCCGCCGTTGCGGGCTAGTTGGGTTAACAGGTCGTTCAAGTCGTCGATATTAGAACCCATGCTGGTCATGCGCGAGCCTTCGGCGATCTGCGCCTGGGTCGCGGTGGTGTTCGAGGTGCCGCCTAAGTTGGCTTCCTGAATGCCGGTGGTCCGCAGAATGTCTTCGTAGACCGGACTGACTTCGTAGAGGTTAGGATCCACCCCCGGGCCGGCGTAAGGCTGCAGCAGCTGTTTGATATCCTGGTTCGGCTGCAGCGCGTTGAGCTCGATCACCGCGTTGGCTTCGCGGTTGGTGATCTTGTTGAGGTCTTCTTCATCCAGCGCGCCCGACACCGCGGCGATGAACGGCCGGCCAGCGATGCGCTGCTCTTTCAGGCCTTCGCGGCAGCGATTGTATTCGAGTTGCATGTCGCGCATCAGCCTGACATCGCTCGGCGGATACAGCTCCTTCTCATCTTCAAGGCCGTTGAAGATCAAGCCGTACCAGGGATAGAACCGTTCGTTGTAGATCTCTGGCCCGGCCGGCTCTTTCAAGAATTCGCGATAGCCATCGCAGATGACATAGACCAGACCATCCTTGCGATTGTAGATCTCCCACACCAAGGCGTTAGGATCGCCGCGCGCCTCATCCTTGCTGTTCTTGGTGTTCGACCAGGAGTGCATGGTCGCGGCCGGATCGTTGCTGTCTTCGTCGTCGGATCCGTATTCGGTGCAATGACCGCGGACATCGACGTTGTAGATCTCCTCGATCTCGTCGACCGACAGCAGGTACTCTTCGCAAACCCAATCGGCCGCCACCCAATTCTTGATGTCGATGCACTTGATGTCGGGAATGATCCTAGTGCTCTGCGGGAAATCAAAGGTAAGACCTTCGCGGACCACCGCGCCCTGCTGCTTCTGCAGGTCCGCGACCAGCAACCGGATCTGCTCGGCTTCCTGATCGGTGTCGTCCGTGATGCTGTCGGTGGCATCCGCAGCCAGGCGCTGCAAGGTCGCCAGCCGCTCGTTCATGTCGGCGATGCCCTTCTCCAGATCTGGACGTAGCGCCATGACCCGCTCGTAGCCGAGCTTGACGTAGGAGACGCCGTTGGTGACCGCCCGACGCACGGTCATCTTCAGCATGCCCTTGAATGGATGCGGCTGGTTGTCGACCTCGTAGCTGTAAAGCAGCTCCAAGGTGCGAGCGAGCTTGTCCATCATCAGGTTTTCGTTTTTGACGCGGGCGGCGTCCATCATGATGTCCATGCCGGAGCCGACCGCCTGCGCCACCATCGGTGATCCAGGGGGCACCAGGTTGTTGGCTGCGGCGCCGGCGGCGGCCTGGCCGAGCTGGTCGCCGAGCCGCTGCGGCTCTTGCATCGACCCGGGGATTGGGCCGGCGCCCATACCAGGCATGGTGGCGCCGCCGAGGGCGGCGCCGGTCTGGCCCGCTATTGAGTTCATCGACGGCGACGGCATCGCCGACTGCGTGGGCGCACCGCCGCCGGCCATCAGCATGCCGATGTCGGGAGGTTGCCCGGTCGCCATCGGCATCATGCCCTGGATGGTGTTGCCGATCGCGCCGGTGGCCTGGCCGGCCAGGCCGGGTGGCATGCCGGGCATCCCCCCAGGCATGCCCGGCATTCCGCCAGCCATGGCGCCAGAGGCTTGCGCCTGCTGCATCATCATGGCCGCAGACTGCATTAGCTGGTTCAACGTGGTCTGGGATTCATCCCATGAGGTGGCATTGAGCCGCGGCCGCTTCTTGGCCACCGCCTTGGGGTTCTTGGCATAAAGGAAGGCAGTCTTCTGCGCGACCAGCCGGAGTGTGAGATTGGCGACGTAACGCTTGTCCTGGTCGTTCTTCGACCACTGCTTGCCAAAGGCAAACGCCTGATCCTCGCGCATCCGATCGAATGATGGCTTCCAGTACCGCTTCGCCCGCTTGACCTTGCGGGTCCAGTCCTTGACCAGCTTGCGGCGCCGCTCGGGCGGATCCGGGTTAGCCCGCGGAATGCTATTGGGCTTGCCGGTGGTTGGGTTGATGTCCGGCTCACTGTTGTTTTCATCAAAAGCGCCAGCGAACACATCCATCATGGAGGATTGGAAAGTGTCTACCATCCTTGCAGACTCCTGCCGCGCTTTTCACGCCCTTCACGCCGGCGCGTGTTCTCGATCATTTCACGGAACGAACCTGCCACGATCTCAGGTTCAACATGCCTGGTGCGGGTACGGCCGTGCATTTTGGCAAGCCCCAATCCGATCAAGCTTAATGTATCTACCAGATCATCCTTCGATCCGTGCGGAAACTTCAGGATCTGATCCAAGGCATCAGACCACCAGCGGGTAAAGCCGGGGAAATGTACCATCTTCATTGACGATCGGGCCTGGATCGCCTGGGCGCGCTGCTGCTTGTCTGCAGCCGGGCTGATCGGGTCGATGGCGCAGAAGATCTGCTTTTCCCGCATCCGCCGGCGCAGGAACGGACCGATGCTCTTGGTGATGCTGCCGCCTTCCGCCCACCAGAACTGCGGGTGGTATTTCTTCATCAGACCGAGCATGCGCTCGACCGCGTCATGCGAATCGAGGCGCTCCCAGACCAGGTCCGGCATGATCCAGATGTGGTCTTTCTCGTCGACCGCAGCGATCAGGAGGCAGGTCTTATCGGCGGATTTAGCAACCGATACGGCATGGTCCGACGCGCCATAGAACCTGAGTTTATGGAACGCCGGGACGTCATCCATCTTGTTGTAGGTGATGATGTCGTCAGACTTGAAGAAGGCGCCGTCCTTGGGTCCGGGTCGGCCTTGATACAGCGCAGCAAAGCCACGCGGATCGGTGGAGCGGATCTCCTCCAGATATTGCTTAGTAAACCGCTCCGGCCATAGTGGTTCTCCCTCCTTACGGCCGAGTGGATCATCCGCTTCCGCTAACGCCGGCAGGTCGATCTTGCGCCAGGCCTTGGCTTCCTCGACGTTGAAGTACGGATTCATCGGGTCGATCAGGCGACCGACTAAGTCATCCTCGGTCCATCTGGTCTGGACAATGACGATAGTGCCCGTTGAGTCCATGAGCCGGGTACGGAGCACTTGATTATACCAGCTCCATAGTTTCTCACGAACGATAACGGAGTCAGCTTCAGTTCGGTCCTTAATAGGGTCATCAAGAAGTATGCAGTGACCTCCGCGGCCGGTGATCGAGGAACCACGTCCAACAGAGAAGACGACCCCATCGCGCGTCGTCTGAACTCGGTTAACCGCATTGGCGCCAACTTTGATTTCTGTTTCAGGGAACACCTGCTTGTATTCAGGTGTCTCCATAATATCCCTTACCCGACGGCCAAGATCCCAGCTGTAATGCTCGTTGTAAGTAGCAACAATAATAGAGCGGTCAGGATGTCGACCAACGTACCATGCAGGAAACATGGCACTAGCGAGCGTAGTCTTTCCAAATCTGGGTCCGACATTGATCATCAACCTCCGGTAATCGCCGCGCTCGACCTCCTCCAGCGACTTGGCAATCAGCCGGTGGAAACTCTGCGGCTGATACAGCGAATGCTCGACGCTGTCGTCGAAATTGGGATCCGGCATCATCAGCTGCGTGAACGCAATCAGATCACCACGCGCATCCAGGATCGCACGTTTGCGCTTTAGCAGCTTGAGCTGGATGACCTCGTCAGGGTTCTTCGACATGCTTGTATTTGGCTGGCGGCACGTCCGGCAGTGTCTTGATCTTCGCTTTCGGTTTGGAGCTGATGGGGTCCACTTCCGCCGGCATCGGCTGCGGGCCTTTCACCGGCGAGGTGTGATGCGTGTAAGTGTCCATGGTCTTGGAAGTGAGTGGCGGCGCCTTGGCAACCGGCGGCGGATTAATCTTGACGATCGGGACTTTTGGCATTGCCATGATGTGGTTCCTTTAGGTTGAAAATCCGAAAAAATTTTTGGGCGGCTCAAGCGTGTATAACGAAGCCAAAAGCATGCCATCCCAACAAGAACAGCAGGATGAAGAACAGCACGTTGTTGGCATGTACCCAAGGATAGGCGCCAGGCCCGTAGATTGCGCCGAGCCAACTTACGAACCAGAGCACCATCAACACCCAAAATAGCAGACCTATGCTCATCGTATTCCTCCCTAGTCGAGACAAGCGTCAGTGCGATAGGTGGTGCTGCGGGTGCGGCCGAGCACTGAAACATCAGTAACACGACGCTCGGTGTTGACCGTACCGCCGCGACATTTCGCGACCACTGGTGCAACAACCGGCTCCTCGTCGACCCAAGCCCAGCGGCCACTGCGGCAGCTCACCATCAGCATGGCGATCACCACCACTGCGGCAAGCCGCATCATCGGTCGTTGGCCTGTTAGCGTCGGCGGCGCGCTGCCGCGGTGGAAATATCTAACATGTACTTGACCCCGTCTATGGGGGTGTCGATCGGACCGCCGGCGCTGATCGGAATGCCTGGCGGCGGCGGTATTACCTCCGGCGGTGGCACCGCCGGGTGCGTCGCATCGTAGGTGGTCTTGGTGGCGATCGCGCGATTGATCGCTTCCGCAGTCGCCACCTTCTCATTGAAAACATTGACGGGGCCGGCCGGTTCTAAGGCCCCGCCAACTTGCAATTGTGGATTTTTAGGCCACTCGGTCATTTGTGCGGTTGCGGCTGCTCCGGCGGCAGGTTCGGATTGGGTGGTGAATCCGGCGGCTTCGCCATCGGATCATCCTCTGCCGGCTTGTGATCTTGCTTGTCTGGATGCTTCGGTGCCGGATGAGGGTCTTCGTCGATCGGCTTCTTGGTGGTCATCTTGGATTTCCTCTTCTTAGACTTCGTGCGGATGGCCTTTTTGGCCTGCCGTTTTACGACTTTACGCTTCTTCATGACGTCCTCCTACGCTCCCGGCCCCAGGTATGCACCTGGATTGCCGGTGTTCGTCCAAATGTTACGGACGCTATCCCAAGTCCCGAACGACAGAATGTATCCACCGCCATCCCAACAATAACCGGCACGCTGACCGTTAGCACTGCCCTGACCGACGTCACCACCAGAGCGGCCCTGACCATCACCGATATAGCCGCCGGAATATTCGCTACCGTCCGGTGCCCGACCAAAGCCCGGATAATGATTGCCGCCCAAACCGGGATTTACGCCGGCGCCGCCGCCGCCGCCATTGCCGGCGTTTCCGTTACCGCCGCCGCCGCCGCCGTAGATCGTGCCGTTGTTCTGGATCTTGACGTAGTTGCGGAGGTACAGCGCCGTGCCACCAGGTTCTGCCGCCGTTGAGCCGGAATAACCCCCGCCGGCGCCGCCGGCGCCGCGGATGTGGCCATTGTTGATCAGGATGATCTCGAAATCAGCCGGGAAGTTGCTCAGATCGAGCGCCGGCGCGTAGTAAGCGTTAGAGAAGACATACGAGCTGATGGTGAAAACGACCTGGGTGCGCGGCGGCCAGGTGCTGTAATATTGATCGTGCAAATTACGCAAATTGACGTTGGCGCTGTAACCGACGTCGATATAGCGAGGCTTCACCTTGATCGCTACGAGGACAGCCGGCGCAACTAGTCCAGGAATCGGCATATCAACCCATACTGGCGGCGAAGAAACAGCAGATAAACGAGGTGTTGACGACGGCGTAGGACATCGCGTCGAAGCCGCCGCTGGGTGAAAATATTGGCTTTAAGCCATTGGGAAATTTCCAGGCGCTATCCCAGGCGCCGACATTGCAGCCAGGACCGGCGACGCCAAAGTAAAACATCCCCTTCTGCCCCACCTTCATCCGCAGCGGGTTGTACAGCGTGCAGCTGGTGTTGAGCGGCCAGTAGAAGTCGATGCCGGCGCCGAAGTCAGGCTGCACGGCGGCGCCGTTCAAACTAACCAGATTGGCCGCATTCCAGACCGTCGCCGGCGTCAGCATCTTGACGACGCTGGCGTTGCTGGTGAACTCGGCGACCGTGGCCGGAACCAGCAGCGTATCGACGTAATCCTTGCGGACCGCATTGGCGGCCACCGGAGCCGGCACGGTCGGCAGCGATAATTGTCCAGTCAGCGTATCACCGGCTTTGGCGACCTTACCGTCAATATTGGTCTGCAATACTCCATCAGCCGCACCGAAGTCGGTTCTCACACTGTCGACGTAGTCGCGCCGCGCCGCATTGGCCGGGCCAGACGCCGGCGTGGCCGGCAGCGCCAACTGGCCCGTCATGCTATCGCCAGCCTTGGCCACCTTTTCGGCGTCGAGCTCGCTGAGCGCGCCCTGCACCGTGGTTGACGAAATATTGCCGGACGGCGTGTTGTTGATCGTCGAAGCCGAAACCTGGCCGAGGATCAAGTTAGTGACCTGATCGTCGACGTATTTCTTGTTGGCGGCCTGGGTCGCCGCGGTCGGCGCCGCGGCCGGCAATTGCAGCGCGCCACTCAAGGTGCCGCCGGTTAACATCAAATAGTTGCCGAGTGTCGTCGCCGTGGCGTCAACACCGGCGATCTGCTCGAAACTAGCCGCCACGAACGCCGCCGGGCCGTGCGCCACCTTGCAGCGGTACAGATAACCGCCCTGGACGACGTAATCGCCGATCGCGTACTTGCCGCGGGCGTCGAAGATCCGCACCGCCAGCACCGCCATCGGCAGTCCAAGCGAACTGGGGTCGGAATCTCCCGCCGTGATCTGCCGGTTTGCGGTGTTGATCGCGAGTTCGCCCGGCTCGATCGTCGGCGGAAAGGTAACGACCGGATCGTGATTCCGGCGATGACGGACAAAAGACATGATCAGTCCCTTTTGCGACGGCTCGTGCTGCGGGTGCCGGATGCGGTGAAGGTGAACGGCAGTGTGGAGCTGATCATACTGCCGTTGCGCACCGCAACGCCGATATCCTTGGCTTCGGTGAACAACGACGGCTTCACGCCGGTACTGACTTCAGTCTCAGAAATCAGCTTGGTGGGTTCGTCGTGACCGTCAAAAACGATGCGGCTAATTTCGGTGAACCCGGTTCCGGTAACGTGAAGGTCGACGTCAGGGTCACCAAGCGCCACCGAACTAGGCTCTAAGTCAGTGATGGTCGGCGCCTCGACCACCGCGGTAACCGGCGGAACATCGGACACAACGCTAATCTTGGCCGGACCGACGATCGAAATCACTTCGTTGGCTTCGATGTGGTAATTCGCCATCTTCAGTCTCCGCGTTTGGGTGAACACAGTTGGATCAGATCGGAAATCAACTTATCACGGCGCAGGCCGTGTTCGTTGACCGAATACAGCAACCCGGACGTCATGATCAGAAACAGCACGTTGACCAGAACCAGCGCCAGCGCCAGCGGCCTGTCCTTGAGGCTTTCGGTGACGTGGCCAATGATCTTGCCGGTGGTCTGGATCATCTCTTCTTCTTGGAGGGTTGCACCTGTGGTTTGGGCTGCGACCCCTTGGCGATGAAATCAGCGACCGACAACGGCGGCTGACCCTCCAGCGCACGGATGCGGTTTTCGTGTTCGTAGAGCGTGGTCTGCTCGCTGGATGGCGTTGGCGGCACCAGCTCCGGCACAACGTAGGGATCGGGCTCGCCACCGTCTGCCAGCCATTGCTCGTACTCGGCCCAGTCGCGATTGGCCGGATCGTTGGGAATGCAAGCGCCGTCCTCGGTGCGGATGACACTGTCGGTGTTGGTGAGTTGATAGTCAGCCATCAAAGCCTCGCATCTACATTGAGGTTTCCACTCTGCTGGTAGACTACCAGTACTCGACCAACGGTCAGCCCGGCACCTATTGTTGCTTCGCATTCTATAACGTCTGGCGTGCTGAAATTGGTAACGATAGCCGTAAGGTTTGTCGGGCTTGTCCCGTCAAAAACAAAAAGCGGTGCGGTCAGGATCAGCGTCGGCGTTGCGCGCATGGTTACGGGATGACGTGCCCCCAATCTGCTTCCGGTGGTCGATCCAGATACAACGCCACGCAATGGTGGAATTCCGTTATAGAAGTATCTCTTACACAATTGCAGTTCCTGATCATACGGACGCATCAGCAGCGGCGACTGCGCGGCGGTGATTGTCAGAGCGCCGGGGAGAACGACAAGGCCGGTGATTTCAAAGGTGTTGCCGACAGTGGCGGCGATGTTGAACCCTCCTTGCATCACCCGAAATTTTAAAACCATTCCAAGACTGTTGTCGGTCAGCCAAGTGCCGGTTGTCGGCACCTGTATTGTAGCGTTTACATATTGAGCAACATTTGCTGCGGTGATTGTTATGTTTCCCTGAGCGAGAGAGCTTATGTTGTTATTGCACAGGTATACGGGAAAAGTACCGGCTACAGATGACTTCACCCAAAACCCAATCGTAACTAATTTTGCTGAAGCCGTGCCGGGGGCCAATCGAGCTATTCGATAGCCCTCTATATAAGCCTCAATATCCATGATGGACGCGCCAATTGTTGGCTGCGCTGTCGTAACAGTCAGCTTTAATTCCTTGTTGAACCCAGGAAAAACTGACTGCACTTGTTGCAAGGTGAAAGCCGCACTCGTTCCACCCGCGTTAAATCCCCAACTATCAATTGATTTTCCACCACTCGCTCCAGCCCCGATTACAACTGAAGCGCCAGCGTTAGCTTGATCAAACTCCATACCACCATTGATCTGCATCCCCGCCGCAGCCAAGCCAGCACTGCTATCGACATACTGCTTGGTGGCGACACCGAGCGCGGCGGTGGGGTCGGCCTCAACTATTGCAAGTCCGGTAGATCGAGTAATATTAAGTGGGAAGCCAAGAACTGCGCCAGCGTCATCGAACCTGGCCAAACCAAAATCAGAGCCTGCATTGGCACCGCTTTCCGCGGTGTTGTTTCCTAAATTCACCGCCCACCGAGACAAGCCGTTCGACGCGGCAATTATATTCGCACTGCTTCCAGCAGACGGCTTATTGATATTGATAACTGGCGTTGCCTTGCTGATCGTCAGATCGCCCGTCATCGTGTCGCCAGCCTTCAGCACGAACTGACCGCCTATCGACGGCCCTTGCGTCGTCCATTTCTCGCCGTCCCACGTGTAGGTCGGGATGCCAGTGATCGGCGTGGCCGGATATTTCAGACCGACAGTGGGCGATGATGGAAAATCAAGCATTGATCATCCTCAGATGTACTGGCCGCCGGTTGCTACCGTACCCGCAGTGCCGCCAGGAAAAACGCTGCCGCCGGTAGCGATGACACTGTTGGCGGTGATCTGATACTGCTTCCCCGTAATCGAAGCCCCGTTGGTGTAGGTCATGGTCGTCGCGCTAATGAAACCGAGTTGGTCGCACAGAGCAAAAGCAGTGAAAGCAAGGCCAGCCGTCAGAGTGACAGTGACACCGTTCACTTCAAGCATCGACTGCTTACTAACATTGAAGTGATAACCAGCCGAGCCGGTCACTGTGTAGGCGTTGGACAGATTGCAGTAGGCTCCGTTTAAAACCTTCACGTGGGCTTGGGGAGCGTTGGCTGGGCCAAATGTTATGTTGCCTGCAATCGTACATCTGACGCCGCGTCCGCTGACCGAAACACAGTCGCCACCAAGCCCCGGCCTTAGAATAGCGTTGTATATGTATAGCCCGACATTGGCCGCAGTGTGCAGGACACAAGCACCAAAGCTCGTTTGTATTGTCGAGCCACCACCGTCGAGCGTGACATTGAAAGCGTTGACGGGCGCGACCGTACTGCTGGTCACCAGACCAGCCGTGAACGTCATCCCCGCGCCGCACACAAGGTTGACGGCAAAGCCGTTGCAATCGTACTTGCAGAGAGTGTCCCACGCTTTCTGAATGGTTGCGAACGCATGTGCCGCGTCGTTAGCACTGCCGTCGTTAGTGTCGTTGCCGTCAGTGCGAATATACCAAGAGCGAGCCGCCGTAAGCTGCGGGCGGAAAGTACCGCCGCTGACTTTGCTATCGACGTACTGCTTGGTCGCGACACCGAGCGCCACGGTCGGATCAGCCGCAGCAATCAGTGGCCCGGTCAGAGTATCGCCGGTCTTGTGTACGACGTTGGCATCGATCGCCAGCGTCGAATAATCCGGCATCGGTGTCGCGATCACCCACTGCGACGAGGTGCCGTCGTTGAACCAAATGTAGAGCAGACCGGAATCGCTCTCCCACCACATTTGGCCGGGCGTCGGCGACGCCGGCGGCGTATCGGCGACCGTGACCGACTGCGCCGGACCGGCAGGGCCGGTGGCGCCGGGTGCGCCGGGGGCGCCGGCGGTACCGGCCGCGCCAGGATCACCCTTCGGCCCTTGCGGTCCGGCCGCGCCCGGCGCGCCGGCCGGTCCGGTCGGTCCGGCCGGACCGGTGCCGCCGGGGATCCAGGTCTTGTCCTTGCGAGCATAAGTGACGCCATCAAACGGCGCCTCGGGCACACCGCCAATATTGATCAGCGACTGCGGCTTGTTGACAACGTCGAGCAGGTTATTGGCGGCCAGCATGTCGCCGGTGCCGGAGCCGGCCGCACCGGGGTCGCCCTTGTCGCCCTTGTCGCCTTTGACGCCCTGGATGCCCTGCGGTCCTTGCGGGCCGACCGGGCCGACCGCGCCGTCGACACCGTTGGTGCCGTTGACGCCGGGGTCGCCCTTGTCACCCTTGTCGCCCTTGTCGCCCTTCGGCCCGCCGCCGATCGAGAACGCGGTCGGCACCACTTCGTTGACCGAAGCCGGCCCGGTGGCAGTGATCACCTCGCCGTCAATGTCGGGATCAATAACAGGGATCCAGGTGGCGACGCGAAGGTTCTGGCTCATGGCAGATCCTGTTGCACATGCGGCCGGTACCAGACGGCCCAAAGCTTGCTGTCGACCGGCGGCGGTGTGGCCATCGTCAACACGCTGCCGATCGCGGTGTAATCGACGGCGGGCTCTTGGATGACGCCATCCAATGAGACCTGCAGTTGCGAGCCGGTGCCGATCTCGGTCGGTGTCGAAGTGCTGCTGGCCGGGTCGATGTAACTCAGATTGAAAGAAACCTGCGAGCCGTTCGGCGTCAGAGTCTCGATCTTGAACGCGTCCAACGCCGCAGAATTCACCTTGTCGCCGGGAATCAACAGATCCCACTGGATGCTGCTGCCGGCGGGCACGCTTTCGATCAAACTCATGGATTGGTTCGGATTGTCGATGGTGAAATCGACATCGGGGACCAATCTGACGCCGTTGACGTGGACGTTATGGCCTTCGGTGGTGAAAGACGGCTGGACGCCGTTGTTGTCGTTGCCGGAAAACACGGTTTGGCCGGCCGCAGCGGTGTAATAAAATCTGGCGAGGTATCCGGCCGTGACATTCGGATTTGGCGGCATCCATTGCGCGCCGTTCCAGAACATCACCTGCGGCGGATGGCTGGAGGTGTCGTAATAGAACGATCCGGGCGCGATCGGATTGGGATAAGCCTGGCCGGTGACCGGATTCTGGCCGCCCGGGATCGGCGGGCTGTCGGACGGCCCTAAATAATAAAATCCAACGTTGCCAACCAGGTTTTGCGCGTACAGCGCCCACCATTTTGCCGACCACAGACCCGCCACGCCGCCCTGCACCGGCTGATAATACAAACCGTGGCCATAAGGGTGGTTTTGGATGTACGCCGGCGCCGCGTTGGGGTCGACCACGGGGCCGGCGAGGTACTCAGCCCACTGCGTGGCCTCGTTTTTGGCGGCGATGGCGTTATCAGAATTGGCCAGACTGTGATTCGACCAATTTTCCGACTGGATCGCCGCGGATTCCGCTCGATCGGCCGAATTATCAGCGTCGGACGCCGCGTCAAACGCCGTAGCACTGTCGAGCGTCACCGCAGAAAGTGATTTTGCGGCGCTGACGGCGGCCGCTTCGGCGTCATTGGCGCGAAAATCAACATCACGACCGGCGCTGACCACGCGACCGACCGCTTCGACGGCATTCTGCGCGGCAGCGAGGACGCGCTGCTCGACGCTGTCCATCTCCGAGCGGCTGTGCTTGATATCCTGTTCAAGCTGGTCGCGACCGACGATGTTATTTTTCAGTTTTCCGTCGTCGCGGCGGATCTCTTCCAACGCAACCTGCGTCGAGTGGATGGCCTGCACCAGATTGTGAATTTGGGCGTCGAGCAAATCAGCCTGAACCAGGCCGCGCGGCCGATCGGAAAACAAGATCGACTGTTTTGGGCGAACAATGGCGGGCATGATACGTTGCCTCTAAGCTATTGGCCTTGGGCTTTATCGCATGAAAGGAACCAACATGCTATCGGCCGACGCAATGCACGCGCTGCGCAGCCTGGAAGACGGCGCGCGCTTCAACACCATGCACTCAACCGCTCGCGAATTGCTGGACGCCGGCTTGGCCTACGACGACTGGGGCAACCTGGCGATATCGGAAGGCGGCCGGCGGCTGCTGCGCCGCGGCGCGCGGCGGATCGAAATCAATTCCGACGAACAGGCCTGCGACATGTCGCGGGTTCACATGATGCAGATACCATCCGATGCAAAGATCGACCGCGAGCCGGTGAGCTGGTGGAAGAACTACGCCGTCATCGATCGCGCCAGCGGCGCAGTCGTTGACCCAATGGCGTCACCACAACATGTGTTCAAACACCAGATCGTCGAGAACACTCCTGTTGTGTTTAAAGAGCCGCCAGCGGAGCCGCTGCCGATCGCAGAGTCGCGCAAACAGGAAATGCTGCGCGCCGCCGGCGTGGCGTCGGGCATCACTGGCGTGTGGGTGGAAGATCGATGGGTGGAAGAATTCATCCGCGCTTTAGACGGGGTATTAGAAGCGGACAAAAACGAGCCGAAAAATACCCCGTAGGGGTATGGTAAACGGAGAGAAGAATTTTAAACGCGGATTACCATGCCGCGGATAGCTTCAAACCGTAAAAATTTTACTAACGATAGCTGCCGCGGGTAGCTTCAAACTGTAAAAATTCTGCCAACGCTGCCGCGGGTAGCTTCAAACTGTAAAAATTTTGCCACGCTGCATTGCGGGCGCGGACCGCCCCTCAACCCGACCCCGCCAGGGGGCGATATGCTAAGTCCTTGACATCGTTGAGCTATTTATTACTCAATGATATCAACGCGGCCGCGCCTCCTCTTTTTTAATGAGGAGGTTTCCCTTGATATCATTGGATAATTCGCCGACTCGCACGCCGAATCGCACGCGGCTAACGCTTGAACCGTTCGATAGCGTCGTTCAATTCGGCCGCGGTCATTTCCGCGCCGCGCTTATTAACCCCTTGATTCTCTTCACTAAAATACTCGAGTAGCGTGCGGCCGGCGCTGGCTTTCGCGGCCGCGCTAGCCTCTGGGTCGCTTAGCAGCCCTAGCAGCGCCTCTCTAACGATATCCTTAAGAGTGGCTTGGATCGTCACTGGCGCGTTTAAATCGGCGCCTGGCTTGTCGGCCGCTTCGATTAAGCGGGGCTTGCTCTGCATTGCGCTTTGCCTCCCTGATACGCTTTGTGGCTTGCAACATATAACCGCCATGCCATCTGCAAACACTAACGCCCGTCATCGCTAGCTGCCCACAATGCTTTCCGCTGTGGCGCGCAATGGCAATGCAACGGCGCCTATTCGCATATCCCGGTTTTATCGCATGCTTTGCCATGGCCGCACGCCACGCGGCATTGCCCCATTGGGGCTTTGAATTATTTTTCAAATTATCTGACAAGACCATTGACTCCTGTCCCTATCGGGACAATATGCAATCACTGAAACGAACACAACAGGACACCGACCCATGAAGTATTCAGCCGAGACGATCATATACGATCTAAGCAAGCTTGCTCCCGATACGCGCGAACAAATCCTAAGCTCAAAAAAGCTTTTGCGTTGGTTCAGCAAAAAGCCTTCCGCCATGTTGCGCCTCGACGGCTCAACGAAAGTGATCAAAGGGAATAAGTTAGGTTTCAGGACCGCGATTCTCTATTTGGCGCCTTTCACTATGTCGGGCGTCAATGTGTGCGCTAACGCTGATCTGGCCAAATGTTGGGAACCCTGCCTGAACACAAGCGGCCGCGGCGCCATGGCCACAGTGCAATTTGCGCGCCTTCGCAAAACATTGTTTTTCCTTCAATTCCGTTCCGAAGCTATCGCCATGATCAAAGACGAAGTGCGATGCTTTGAAAAGCACGCGGCAAAAAACGGTTATGTTTTGTTGGTGCGCTTGAACGGAACGTCCGATTTACGCTGGGAGAATTATGGAATTATCCAAGCCTATCCCGCGGTGCAATTTTATGACTACACGAAACTATCCAATCGCAAAAACGTACCATCAAACTATGATTTGACGTTCTCTTATTCGGGCGTGCCTGAATTCCAGAAACAAGTGCAATTGGCAATCGCCGCTAACATGCGCTTGGCTGTTGTGTTCCGTACACGATCGGCCGTTGAAGGCATGCTTGCACGCGGCGATTCATTCATGGGATTGCCGATCGTCGACGGGGATGACACGGACGTCCGTCACATTGACCCCGTGGCCAGTGCCGTTGCGCTTTACGCGAAAGGCAAAGGCAAACAAGACCAAAGCGGATTCGTTGTCGGGTGATTGCAGTCTATGCCGCGGCATTGCCCGCGGCATAAGCGGCAATAGTGTAGGGGCAATCCTGCCCGCTGATGGAGAGACCAAAATGAACTTCGAGCAATTCCAAGCAACGCGCCGATACTGCACCGACCTTGGCAAGGTTCTGTCTGACGCCCAATGGGAAGGTGAGCCGAATGCCAAAGGCAATCTGTACCTTGGCATTCTATACATCGATGAAGTGCAGGATCATTGGCCGGATGCAGCCCGCGCCAAGGGTAAGTGGCACCTTATTCTTGATCGCCGCGAGTGGATTTCTGACGATCTGGAATCCCTTGAGCGCAAGCTTTTCGATTTCGCGATGTCCGCTGGTTATGCGGATGACAAGGCAATCAATTGCCTCATCGATGAGTATGCGGAATGGAATAAGGCGCAGGGACTCAGCCTTGGCTCTGCCGACGAACATTTTTTCGATGAAAGCCTGACCGACGAACAAAGGAAGTGGTTGCGCGATTTCAGCCGCCGTTGGGAAATCGCAGCATGACGCTGGTTGGATTCTGATTGCAGTCTATGCCCCGCGGTTTACCGCGGGGCATAAGCGGCAATCATGCCGATAACAGAAAAGGAAACGAACATGTCAGATACGAAACAAGCTTTCGCCGAGATACGGCTAAACTTCGATTCCGGTGATGCGTGGGGCTCTACCATGGCGTGGTTGTTCGCTGTGGCAGATGCATTGACCGACAAGGCGCCTGACCTAGTGCCACCGCAATGGCAATTCAGACAATCGCCATTCGGCTCTGACAAATCACAGTATGAATATGAAATAGCGGCCGAATGGAACACCGCAACGCTGATCCGTTTGGGCAATGCCCTATCCCGCTATGCCGCACGATTAAAAGCCGCCGGCCTCGATTACTAAAACACCTAACAGGAAAGACCAGACCATGACCCTATCAGCAAATGCAAAGACAGCCTTGGCCGGCGCCTATGCCACCAAGGGAAAAAACCGCGGGCAGTTGCTCGCACGATGCCCGCGGTCGGAGACCGCGGCCGCGGCCGCGTGGCAGGGCGCCATGATGGTGTGCAATCCCTACCAAGTATCAATCGGCGCCATCCTATTCATGACCGCGGAGCAACGCGCGTTGTTTGAAGAGGTAAAGGCGCACTTCGAATCGTTGCCGCGCGAATACCAGATCATGGCGCAACGCGACCGTGAAGCCCTCGAACGTCTCGGCGTATGGTAGCGCCGCAGCACAGCACCAAATCAAAGCCCTCGGCGCGGCGACGCGCCGAGGGCTTCCGCGCACCCGCGCGCGACCAGAACAGATCGTGATCTTGAAAAACAGGAACCCGTAACATGACCGAATACAACAAAACCGCCGTAGAGAAGGCCATTTCATCCGCATCCAGACACGGCCCAAAAATCCAACCTGGCGAAGCCACGCGGATCCACCGGCTATTGCAAGGCCGGCACCAGCCTGAACCCGAGCCGGATAATTCCGTGGCAAATTCTGGCGCACCCCCCAGGGGCGGAAGCCCCGCCATGACCAAGGAACGCTTTGTCCAGGGGTTGGCCAGGCTGGGCTACAACGTCTCGACCGCGCACCGGCTATTGGGCATGGGTCGCTCGACCATCTACCGCATGAGCAACGGCACATCCGCAGTGCCGGTAGTCGTGGCCAAGCTCATGGACATGTACGAAAAACACGGCATCCCCGAAGAGCACCACTAGTCATCATCCTCGTCGTCGTCCTCGTCGGGTTCGTCATCCCGATCGAGGTCGACGCCGTAGACCACATAAAAATTGCGCTCATTCTCAAGACAGTCCTCGGACAGCATCACACCGCCGCGCTTCGCCGATTGCTGGTGAGTGCCATACACCTCGACCGTGTGCCCACACTTGGCGCAGGTCACCTCCAGCCCATCCACCGTGATCCCGTTTTCGTTGACGATCTGTATCTCAACCGCATCCGCAGTCACTCTAGCCATATATTCCTCTCTACCGTGAACAAAACGGAACATGTGTGAACAAAATAGAACAGATTTCGAAGGGCACAGGGGGATTGTTCAACGATATCAATGCCATTTTTGCTCTGTACCCTCTCGTACCCTCATTCTAGGTCACGCGGGGGCGATTCTCGTTCTCATCACATACCATAAACGAGAACATAGAATCATGTTCCAGGGGCTGGGACTGAGGGTACGTGAGGGTATATCCATTTTCACCCATTGATTTCATTGGATATTTTACTTTTACCCTTTACCGGCTTGTACTTGATTTCCGGTCTTTCACCTTTGATTTCCGCATACCAAAGAATTTCTTGGTTGCGTTCTGCCTTCGTGAAGCGCATTCCGCCGACCCATTGGTCCTTGTACGCCCGCATCTTTTGCCCCAGCGCATGCGGATCGATGACCCGGCGATGCGCCTCCGGGTTGGTTGAGATCACAGCCTGCCTGAGCTCTTCGTAGGTGTGCCGCATGCCGGCCCGCTCGCCGAGCCGATCGAAGTCGGCGCCGGCGATCGTCTCGTTGCACTTGGCGATCACATCCTTCAGCAGCATGCCGCGCCCACCGAAGGTGTCCCGCCACTGCGCCAGCAGGGCTTGCTGTGCCAGCCGGTGCGGATCGTCTGCCCGCGCGTTGTCCATGGTGTCGACGCAGTCAGCCTCGCCGAGCCAGACCAGGGCCGAGCGCACCAGGTTCGACCATTCATTAAAGGAGCCGATTTGTGGACACCTGCCCGGCTGTCCGGCCGCCAGATAGGCCCGGCAGATGGTCAGGCAGGCCGCCACGTAGTGCCCGCGGTTGGCCAGGATGATCGCCTTCGGGTTCTTCTTAAACTGCCGCTTCTCCGGCCGATCGACACCGGCATCGAGCCGGCAGGTCACAACGCGCCGATAGATATCGCCGACCAGGCTGATGTTATTGCCGTTGGCGAAAAAACACATCGATCGGCCATCGACCTCGATCAGCTTGGACTGCCCGAGAATGCGAACACTCGGCCGCACTTGCTCGATCAATTGACAGAGCGCGTCGCCGCCAAGCTCACCCTCGACATTGTCGATGCAGATCAACGACTGCCCGGCGATCACGGCAGCGCCGAGCCGCTTCTCGGTTTCTTCGACGGTCTTGCCGGCCGATATCACCGGCATCGCTTGGCCGGTTGAGATCCAGCCCACCGTCGACAATAGGTAGGACTTGCCAGTGCCGGCGGCCGGCGCGTCGACCACGTGCATTGGCACCACTGGATAAGCGCCACGGCACACCGTCGATATGATCGCCGACAACCCCACTGCGCGCGATGTGCTCAGCAGCTCGTCGTTGTCGGTGAAGGGGAATTCCTCCAGCAACTCACATAAAACATCCAGCGCCGCTTCGGCATCCACCACAGTGGGATGTTCTGCGATCGGCCGCATCGCCGGCGGGTTGATCAGTAGCAATTGCGTGGCTGGGTCGTAGCCGGCTTCTGATAAAATACTGCCGTCCGGCCGTAATGTCTGTGTGGTGATGATACCGGCGAGCACGCGAAACGGCCAGTCGCCGAACTTCGCCAGCAATGCCAGGCACACCGCCGTAGGCGGGTTGGCCGGCACCCATTTACCCTCGGTTTTGTTGAATTTAACCCAGTCGGCGTGCCGCGACAGCGTGTCCGCCATGTAATGCACGTCGACCACGACCAGCTGCGCCGAGAACGTCGGCCCATCGTTGAAGGTCTTCAGGTCCATCACCACCGGACGCACCAACATGCCGCCGCGCTGGTAAAACGGCACATCTGCTGCGATAAGCGTCCGCGCCGCGGCGTCGACCATGTCGGCGAGCTTGCCGTAGCGGATCACCGGCTTGCGTTGCTTCCAGCCTTTCAGTGGCTCTTCGCCGCTTGCTGCAACCTCTTCTGTGAACTCACCGAGCAGTTTTATAAACTCATTCGAGCTGGTTTCGGGATCGGTTATTTCGTATTTCACCCGCGCTGTGTCGATCAGCTTCTTCACATCCTTGTCGCCATAACCTTCGCGGCACGCCGGCGCACATCTCTCGTAGATTTCGGCGTCGGTCTTGAACTTCTTCACCATCGAAGCCACGACCGAGCGCATGTTGTTATGCCACTGCCGATCGCCGTGGGCGTTGATATCATTGGCGGTGCGAACAAATTCATCCAGGGCCGCTTCGGTGTGACTCGGCGCCATCTCCGGTCCGGTTTGGGGTGACGCTTTGGCCTTACCCTTCACCTTGACCGGCGCCCCGATCGCGCCGGCGTCGAGGTCGTCGCAGCAATCGACGAAGTATTCGCCGTCGATGACCTGCGCGAAATGCGCCGGATTGTGCTTCACGCTGCCAAAATAATACGACTGCGACAGCGTGAACGATTCGGCCGTGGCAACGCCTTCCAGCACGCCGTTGATACGGGCCGCCAGCTTGTATCGATCGGCCACCGGCAGCAGCTCCGAGGTCGGCGCCAGCACCCGCCACTTCTCGACCGCGACGCCGTCCTCGTTGGCCACCAGATGTGATGGTGATGTGTAGATCAGGCAGTAGATATCCGCGGCCTGCAGCAGCTGCACCGCCTGGTCGAAGCTCATCCGGCCGGAGTCGTGCTCGACCTCGACGCCGCTGATCAGCTGCATATTGGCGTCGTGGCGCAGCGAGCCCTTGGCGGTCTTGACCTCGCCGAACACCGCCAGCTTCAACCAAGGGAGCCGGTTTTTCTCGATCCGGTTCTCGTTCTGGATCGTAATTGCCAGATTGGGCAGCGTAAGCTGCTCTTCCCGCTTGGTTTTCGCCGCGTAATTGTCAAAGAACGTGACCGTGACCAGGTATTGCCGCGGCGGTTTTTTATCGTTATTCGTCATCTGTTGTTCCTCTTCTGTGGTGGGATAGGAATAGCGGACATGGGGGCCGGTAGGGCTAATACCCCTGCCGGCCTTCCGCTTGCGCCAGCAGCGCGTCAATATCTTCCGAGCAGATCACCAGCGCAACCACTAGCCCTAGTAGGCGGTAGCTCTCAGCCCACTGCCGCTGGTGCTCCGACAGCCTACCGCCGCGCGGTCGTTTGAGTTCGACGAACTTGACCACCCCACCCGGCAGCACCACCAGGCGATCGAAGAAACCGCGCCGGCCGATCACCCGCACCTTGTCGCAGCGCCCGCCCATCGCCTGCACCCGCGCCACCAGTTCGCGCTCGATCGCGCTTTCTCTCACAGATAATTTGACGGCCATGTTGTGCTGTGCTCTATCGGGTGCTGCAAACAGAACAGAGGATAACATGGCCAAGCATTCTAACATCGTCGGCGGCTCTACTGCCGAGCGTCTGCTGAACTGCCCGGGTTCGTTTCAACTAATCCAGCGCATACCAGAACAGATCGACCAGCCATCCGAATACGCCAACTACGGCAGCGCGATGCATGCCGTGATGAATCATCTTGTTGCGTCTTATCTCGGCGGCTTCCCCACCGGCATAGACAACATGGTGGCTTTGGCACGCGAAACCATTGGCCATCCGTTCTATGACCGCGTCATCGAGCAGCACCACATCGACGACTCCATCATTCCAGCGATCGACAACCTCTATGAGTTGATGCGGATCTACGGCGGTGGCTTCCGCGTCATCGCCAACGAACTGGCCGTGAAGTTTCCCGGTGTGCCCGGCGCCTTCGGCACCACGGACTTGTTAATTGCCAACAAGAAAATCGTCATCATGGTCGACTGGAAATTTGGCCAGGGTGTCCCCGTCAAAGCGGTCTACCAGGACAAGATCGGCGACTTGGTGAACCCGCAGCTGATGTTTTATTTCGCCGCCGCCATGCACACGCTGCCGGCCAGCGTTTTTGCCAAGAAGCGTTTTGCGGTCGCAGTGATCCAGCCGCGCACCGAGGATTCGCTGACGCACACGCCGATCACCCGCGCCGAGGTCGACATGTTCATCGAGGACATCGACGCGGCGATCGTCGAAGCACTGGAAAAGAACCCGCCGCTCAGCGTCGGCGACCACTGCCGCTGGTGCCCGGCCCGACCGTTCTGCCCCAAGCACACCGAGCCGCTGTTCGAACTGACCGCGCTTGGTATAGCGCCGGCGCGGCCGCTGGAAGTCGACACCGACGATGGCGACTACGGTGAATTCCTCGGCAAGGCCAAGGTGCTGGCCGACATGGCCTACGAATACAAGAAGGCCGTCGACGAGCAGCTGCACGCCTACCTGGAAGCCGGCGGCACCGTGCCGGGCTGGAAGCTCAAGTTGAAGACCAAGCTGCGTCAGTGGGTCGACGACACACTGGTTAGCGACACCCTGCGCGGGCTTGGCTTCAAGGACGCCGACATCTGGCAGCACAAGCTGCAGACCTTTGCGGTTGCCGACAAGGCGGCCAAACGGTTGGGCGTGAAGATCCCCGACCACCTGCGCGTCGCGCCGGAGACTGACGAAACCACGGTTGTGCCGGAGAGCGATCCGGCACCGAAGATCGATCGTAAACAGGCTGCGCTGGAGTTCAGCCAGGCCTTAAAGGAATTGCGCCACGGCACCTAGCTGTGCTGCAATGAACAGGCCGGTTTTGGATATTTGCGCCGGTCACTAGAACTTAAACCATAAGGACACGCGAACATGAATGATATCGTCAAACGCTCCCTTGGTTCGACAGCCCTGTCGAACGACCTCGCCGACCGGCTGCTGGCCGGGATTGAGGAATCCCAATCGACCACCCTGGTGGCCGGCGGCGGCAAGGATCTGATCAAGCTCAGCAAAAACGACGGCACCTGGAACATCGGCCAGGCCGATGAGCCGATGCAGGTCGGCTCGCGCTGGCTGATCAACATTCTCAGCATCTGTCACGGCTTCATCTGCTGGAGCAACTATCCCGGCAGTCGGAAGAACGAGCGCCTCGGTGAGGTGATGGTGCCCATGAGCGAGCCCAAGCCGTCGAAGCCTGGGCCGATCGAAGGCTTTCCGTTCCAGGAGCAGCGTTCGTTCGAGGCAATTTGCTTGAATGGCGAGGATGCCGGCGCCGAGGTGATGTTCAAAAACGGCTCCGTTGGCACCATGAAGGGCTTCAAAAAGTTGGAAGATGCGGTGAAGAGCCAGTTGAGGACCGATCGCGCCTTCCCCTGCCCGGTGATCATGTTCAAGTCGGAAAAATATAAGCACAGCGATTATGGCTGGATCCACAACCCGATCTTTGAAGTCGTGGATTGGTCCGACCTTCAGGGCAACTTGAAGTCGAATGGTCCGGTGCCGGCGCTGCCCAAGGACATGGGTTCGACGCCGGCCGCGACCACGGCCCGGCCCCGTAAGCCGGCGCTGGTCGAGGAGGCGCCGGTGCAGGAGCCGGCGGACGACAAGCTCGAGCCGGTGAATTCGCCGCCGCCGCGGGCGCAGCGTCGCCGGCCGGCTGTGGCCTAACTCCCCTACATCTCCCCTGCATCTCCCCCAGGCCCCTTATTCGGGGCCTGGGCACCACCACAGGACGTCACCACCATGTCCGCCACCTTCAATCCAGACCACATCTGCTTTTTTGATTTTGAAACCCGGAGCGGCGTCGATCTCCAGGACGCCGGCGCCGTGCGCTACGCTTGCGATCCGAAGGCTGCGGCAATAATACTGACCTATGCGATCGGCCGCGGCCCGGTGCAGATTGTCACCGCGCCGGAGCCCGGCCGGCCGATGTGCTGGCAGCACATCCCACTGGATTTCACGGACTATTACGGTCGCGCCTTGAACGGCCGCGGCATGTTCGCGGCGTTCAACGCCGGTTTTGACCGCTCGATCTGGAATTGCACCCTGATTGATGCCCCTAAAATCCGCCCCGACATGATTATCGACCCGTCGGTGCAGGCCACCGCGGCCGGCCTGCCGCCCGACCTGGCCGGCGCCTGTCAGGCCTCCGGCAGCATCCACAAGGTCGAGGATGGCAAGAAGCTTATCGGGTTGTTCTGCGAGCCCAAATCTGTCGGTACGCCGCAAACACATCCGATCCAGTGGATGCAGTTCTGCAATTACGCGATCGGCGACATCGAGGCCATGCGCTCGCTCTTCCTGCGGACCCGGCAATTGCCGCTGCGCGAGTGGAAAGAGTATTGGGCTATGGAGCAGATCAACGATCGCGGCATCGGCATCGATCGTAAGTTTGCCCGCAAGGCCAACAGCCTCGCCAATGACGCCAAGTGGCGCAGCAACGAGGAGCTGCAAGAGTTGACCGGCGGCGCGGTCGCCACCGTAGGTCAGGTCAAGTTGTTGACCAAATGGCTGCTCGATCAGATGGAGACTGCGCCCAATACCGATGGCCGCAACATCATCCTGAAGCGGGAGGAGGAAGAGGATGAATATGGCACTGTTACCCGTCCGGCTAAATACAGCCTAACCCGATCGCGTATTGAGAAACTGATTCCCTACTGCCGTGATTGCGGCATGCAGGTTGCCGAGCGCGCGCTGCAGATCCGGCTGTACGGCGGGTCAACCACGCCGGCCAAGTACAAGAAGATCCTGACCCAGCAGGTCGACGACACCATTTATGGGCAATATGTCTTCAATGGTGCGCCGCAAACCGGCCGCGCCAGTTCCCGCGGCGTCCAGATCCAGAACCTGACGCGGAGCTTCTTGCCTTACGAGCACGATGCGATCGAGGCCATCCTCAACGGCGCCAATTATAACGAATTCGCCGCGCTGGGCGATAACACGCCAGTGGTCCGCAAGCTGGCGTTGCTGATTCGGCCCACCTTTGTTCCCAAGGGAACGAATCAGTTCGTGGTCAGCGACTTCAGCCAGATTGAGGCAAGAGTATTGCCGTGGCTGGTTGGTCCTGAGAGTAAGGGCGCCCTGGCGCGGCTGCAGATCTTCCGCGACATCGATAACGATCCCTCTCTGCCGGATCTGTACACCCGGTCGGCCGCGGCGATGTCCGGTCTAGCCGTTACCGAAATCACCAAAGCGTTACGGCAGCGCGGCAAAGTCGCTGAATTGGCTCTGGGATTCGGCGGCGGGGTCGGCGCGCTGGCCGCCATGGGCGCCAACTACGGGCTTTATCTGCCCGCGTCCGAGGCCAAGGATGTGGTCGATCGGTGGCGTAAGGCCAATCCTTGGTGTGTTCGGTTCTGGGGTAAGCACGATGCGGATACTTCCTATGGGTTATGGGGCGCCGTCAACAAGGCGCTGGAGGCGCCCGGCGCCACGTTCGAGGCTGGCCGGGTGTCCTACGTCTACCTGAAGCAGGTGCTCGGCGGCACGCTGTATTGCCAGCTGCCGTCCGGCCGCTGCCTGGCCTACAGGGGTATCAAGTACGAGCGGGTCAACATCCTGGACGACGACGACAAGGTCGTCGACGTCCAGACCCAGCTGCGCTTCTGGAAGGGCCGCACCCGGTCGCACATCTGGCATGGCACGCTCTGTGAAAATATCGTCCAGGCGACCGCCGCTGACCTGCTGCGCGGCACTCTGGTGCGTTGCGAGGACCAGGACTTCCACGTCCGTTTGCATTCGCACGATGAGGTGCTGTGCGAATGCCCGGAGGAGCATGCGCAGGAGTATGTCGCTTCGTTGCGCCGGGTGATGCGCCAGGGCTTCGACTGGTCCGAAGGCCTGCCGTTGATGTCTGAGGAAACTATTCAGCCATATTATTCCAAGTTGGAGGCTGAGTGAGATGCCTCCCTACACCGCAACCCGGCCGATCCCGCCGGAGATCCGCGACCAGCTCAACAAGCTGATGCTGGTGCTCGGCTCGGTCAATGAGGGCGAGAGCGCCGCGGCCGCCGGCCGCATCACCGGCCTGCTCAAGCGCCACGGCCTGGACTGGCATGACATTGTGGGCTCGATCGGCCAGGCGGCGCGATCGGCGCCAAAGCCGCCACCACGCCAAGCGAAATCGTATCCGACCGGCCGACAGCAAAGCATGTCGGCCGAGGAGCTGAAGGCGCTGGTGCATCTGATCCTGCGGAGCCCGCTTAATAACAAAGCCCGGCAGTTCTTAGCCGCCATGGTCGACCGCGCGCAAATCTACGGATCGGTGCAGTTTTCTGACAGGCAATGGATGTGGCTTCAGGATCTAGCGAGAAGGGCAGGTGCGATATGAGCGATACCTTAGATAGGGCTTCGATCATTAAACATATGACCAGTTGGTTTTTATGTCGGTACGAAGATCCGGCCGAGAGCTGTCCGCATGATGAGGGTGAATACGTTTACATCTGGGGCGGCCCTTGCGATGCCCGTGAAGAGCTTGAGCATCAGTTTGGTGGTTTGGTGTCCG